AAGATCTCTACATCAGCCATTTTCATTAAATCGTTCTCCATTTTAGCTGATTGAGACATCATTTGTTTAGTTATTGATGTGCTTGCTCTTAATTTTGCTAAATCTTCGTTCTGTTCAAGCTTTTCATCAAACTGTTGTTGACCCATTAACTGTTTTGAACGATCTAAATCAATTTTTTCTTGATCTTGGTCACGTTTAGTAGCATCATTCATTGCTCTTAGGTCTAATTCTCTTGCTTTTAACTTAGCAATAGGGTCATTTCCAAATGCACCCATGATTTTATTCTCTTCTTGCTTAAATTCTTCTGTCATTTCAGCAATTAATTTAGCTTTTCTAGATTCTAAGCTCATTGACAGCGCCATAATCTGTTGTTGAACGTTTGGATCTTGTTGCAACATTGGATTTTGAGCCATTGCTTGTTGTAATTGCATTAATTTTGCAATCTCTTCTCTAAATTCTACCTCTAATTGCTCTTGTGCCATCAAAGAAATGTGTTCAAAAATATTTTTTTCTAAAGCAGCTAAAACAACAGGGTTATTTCTAGCAATATTTGTTGCCATAAAATTTAAGTGAGTTGTAATATGCGCTTGATGGTCTTGTCCTTTGAAAGCTTGAAAAGGTTTTCCACTCATAGCCATAATATTTTCTGCTGCCGGGTCCATCGGTTGTGGTTGTTGCGGTGGCGGCAAAATTAAATCAATATTTTTTACACCAATCGCAGTGTACATTGCCCGATACGCTTCATACATATTATGCATTTGTGGATTTGACATTGCAAGTTGTAACTCTGTTTGTGCTAAACTAATTCTTTGAGATTGAGAAAAGATGTTTGGGTCTGCAACTGGTAAGATATCAATCTTATCATCAAAATCTTGTACCTTAATATTTCTTTGTCCACCTACTACGTCGTATGGATACTCAGCCGGTAGATAAGTTTTGAATACTCCAGCTAATAATTGAAACTCGCTTTTCATCGCCACATACAGTCTTTTATGTATGGCTGACATGACTCTGGAACCACGTTCTAAGAGAGCTATGGTCGTTCCAACAGCGGCCTGCTGGTTGCCGTCCCCGACCTGCATGTCAGCTATGGCGGCAAATCGTTGCCCTGCCTGTACCACAATACCCATCAACTGTAATAAAGTTGGTGAAGGTTCTTTGAATGGTAATGGCATAAATGCATCTTTGATACTTCCTCCAGGTGCATCTACATCTCTGAATTCTCCAGGTTGAATCGCTTGTGCTTCATCTCTTACTCTGATTCCACGTTGTTTAAATCCTGCCGGTAAATTACTTAAAGTTCCTGCGTCTAATAGTTGACGTAAAGCAGTGGTTGCTGTTCTTGACAGTCCACCGATCATATGAATTAAACCGAAACCATAAAAACCTAATCCAGGCAAAAATTTAAAATGTACAAAATAATCTATTTTAAGTTTTTGCGGATCATCAAGTTGATAGTTTCTTCTAATTGATAATATCTGTCTGTTTGTCATCTCAAGAGTAACTATGTAAGGAAGTTTAATTCCTGTTGGCTCTCCTTGAGAATCTTTGTCTTCAAAACCCTCTAGATCTAAATCAGTATGGATTTCTAAAAGTGTATAAACATCTTCGTCTCTAGTTTTTTTAACACCTTCTAATTCTCTTTCTTTTTTCTCTACTTCTGTTTCTTGATTGTAACCAGGTTGTAATTCTATATCCATATAAAAACCTGACACTTGTTTTTTTCTTAGTTCATTCTCTGACATTTTAAGTACATGCACAACTGCTTCAGCATCTTCTAAAGATGTTGCAGTATATGGCACAACTAAATCATCAGCTGGAACAAACTTTGATACAGCTCTGCCTAAAAGCTCATCATAGTAAACTTTTTTAAAGGCAGAGCCACTAAGAGGGAGATAAAAAAGCATTTGGTCGAACTCGGGTTCGTACTCTTTCATCACATCCATGAGCTGATAGTTCATGAATTCCTTAACTCTGTTTGATTGCTCTTCTCGAGCCCTGTCTGCAAGTCCAATAATTTGAGTGTGCACTGGACCAGTTGCAGGTAATAATTCTTTGTAAGCTTGCGCTTGAAACTGTGTAACTGCTTCTGCTAACACTGGGTGTGTTGCACCAGAAGCTCCTTGAAATGGTTGTGTTGGGTTTTCGTATTTAAAACCTAATAAGTCTAATCCTTTTGTGTAACTATCTTCCCATGATTTTCTAGAAGATTTATATTGCATATAATTTCCAGCAAGTTCAGAACCTAACTTTCCTAAAATATCTTCTGGTAATAATTCTGCTAAATTATCAAAGTGTCCATCTGTTCCAGGTTGATTAACTGCCTCTGGATCAAAATTAATTGTTGCACCACCATCTTCTTCTCTTGTTACTGTAATATCATCTGGACCAACTTGTTCCTCAATCGTCTCTTGTTGAGCTTCAACAATTTCTTCTTCTCCAGGTACTTTAATTTCAGTCTCTACGTTTGGTAGGGCCTTGTCTATTTTTGCCATTTATATTCTCCGAGTTCTTGATTGTTGTAACCTGTTTTGTAGGAACATTCAACCCTTGAGGATTAGGACCTCGCAAAGGAGGTATTTCGTTCCATTTAACGTGTTGCATATTTATCACAAGTGTTTTATTTTTCATTACCTAAAAAATTCTCCATCTTCTCTATCCCTACCAGTAAATAGTTTGTAGCCCTGATATCCAAGTGTACCGAGTGTTGCTAATCCAGCACCTATTGATATTGCAGGTAATGCAACAGCGCCTGCTGCTGTTCCTGCTAAACCTAATGATGCTATTCCTAATAGTCCTCTTGATGCTCCAGCTTTAGTCAAAGCTTTTACTGCAGGGTTCATAAATGCTGCACCTAAATAATTTAATGGGTTAGTTGCAATCTCTTCTGCATCTTTACCCGCTCTAATATCCTGTGCAACATAACCAATAGTTGATGGTATCGCCACTGCAGGTGCACCAAGTGCCCACAGTCCTTTTCCAAGAACACCTTTACTTAATCCTAAAGCTGCTCTTGTTCTACCTACACCTTCCGGTAATGGTCCAGCTTCACCCACACCTCTTGCTGTTTTAAAAACTTTTTTAGCAATAGGTGCAGTAAGTCCTGCTGCAGCGGCAGCCTCTAATTTAAATTGATTGTCTAAGAAAATATTGTCTTCAACTCCTTCACCTAATTGTTCTACGTCAGCAATTAACATTCCTTCCATCTGACCTTTGTCAGTTAGATATGTGCTTGGATCATCGCTCTTAAATTGTTTAACTAATGCACCAGCTCCAACACCCGCTGCTATGGTACCAAGGCCCAGGGCGATCTTACCAGGTAGTCCACCTCTAAGTAAATTTGGATTTTGTTTTAATGCTGTTAAAAATTTTGTGCCTGTGTTTTTTACTTTGTTTGCGATACCTTCTGTTTTATTTATATCTTGCGCTAATTTTTTAGGGTTAGTTTTTAAAGCTTCATTAACTTCGGTAACACAACCAGCTCCACCATTTGCAAACCCAACTCTTCCACCTTTATTTAAAAAAATTTGACAAACATTTCCTTTATTAGTTTTTGCATAATCTAAAAGTAATGATTCAAAATCTTTTACTTTTTTAAGTACGCCTCTTGGCAAAACTGTTCCTTCACTTTTTGTTTTTCGTAACATTTCCTCTAACGATAATGATTGCCCAAAAGTTCTATTTCCTCTCGTTGCTCCTGAAGGTGCAGATACTGTGTCTAGTTCAGAAATACCTTTTGTATATTCTTTAAAAGCATCTTTAACTTTTTGCGTAACTTTAATAGTTCCTGTTTTAGGGTCTTTAGCGTTATTGTAAATTCTTTCAAAAGCATCTTTAACCCTAAACTCTTTTACGTTATCATTTAAAAAAGCTAGACTAACTTTTAAAGGATTTCTTTGTCTTCCTAAATTATGTTGGACAGTAAAAGCATTTTGTGCTTGTCCCGGATTATATCCAGGAATTAATTGACTATTAATAAGATTTCTTAAACCCGGTATTGAATCTATAAACTTTTTTTGTTGATAAGGTTTTACTACTTCTTGAAAATTAACTACATCAAAAGATCCTGCATTTTTATTAATAAAATTTTTTAACTTGTCTCCTTTTGAGGCAATATCTTTTCCAAAAGTAAAAGTCTTTCCAGTTATACTGTCTTTAATTTTTATATTGTCGCTAAAAAAATTTCCACGATCCATACTTTTTTTAAGACCTGAAGCAATACTAAATCTACCTCCACCAGGATTTTCTCTTGCAGTTTTAACAATATCTTTCCACAATGCCTCTGTTGCTGTAGTGGCTGGTGGGTCCATTCCTTTTAATTTATACTCTTTTGCTTTAGATCTTACTCTATTAGCTTTTATTCTAGCTCTTCCTTCTTCTGTTTTTAAAGCACGTCTTTCTCTTTCTCTTTGAGCCTTAGCTCTTTTTGCTTTTTGTTCTGGGCTTCTTCTTGCAGCGACTCCTCTATCAATTGCTCTTTGTCTAAAA